CTGTTTTTCGGTATCTCCACTAACATAACCAATCCCTTTGGGAGAAGAAACTAAATCTCCTTTACGGAACCCATGTCTTGTGGTAGAGCCACCATATTTACGTCGTTTACCACCTTTAGAAAAAACCATCAGGTGAAGTTGACGACGACTAATAGGAGGACGTTTGATAATAGCAAAGGGAGCGTTTGTTACTTTAACAGAACCCTTCCAATCATGTCCATGTCCATTATAAGTATGGAATGGCAAATAATCTAAAAAGTGAAAACAGGCAAGAGCAATTCCATCGTTAGCATGACTTTCGGGTGATTGTTCTGCTTTATTTTTAGACTTTTCTAGTCGCAAATGTTTTCTGAGATTAGAAGTTTGCCAACCAAAGCGAGTATGGACTGTTGCAAACTGAGACAGTTGCTCAATAGTCCATTTCTGTCCAACCATAACCGGCGAAAAACCTTTTCCAGACTTAGCTCCTTTCCTGCCCGAAGTTAAATCAACATCAGCTTTAACGTACTCAAAATAAATATCGGTAATTGGATAGATTTTGGTTAGTTCGGAAACGACTCGAAGTTCAAGTTGACGATTAGCTCTGATTGAAGGGGCCAACTTAGATTTTCTTCTGTTGGAGAATCGTTTTTGTCTATGCGCCCGTGACTTAAAAGGAATGTGGCGGTTGATACGCCGTCCCCTTCTACCCCGTCGCATTAATCGCCGATTATCCATGCGTTCTCTTACTCGCTTAAAGGGAAGTTCTAAGTGAGCTTTCCAGAGAGTGAAAAGAGAGGATTGAACGCCAATTCCAGAGAATAATTTACCCGGGTCAATACCAATGGCAATCGGTTGGGTTTTACTATCGGAAGGCTCGGTGATTAACTGGACATAGAAAATATCTAAGTCGTTGAATTTACCGATAGCTTTTCCTTCCTTAATCCACCGTCTAGCCCGACTAGGTTTAGTCGGCATTAACGGTTTTCCGTCTTTTGAGATTACAGGTACTCTTTGCATGGGAGATAATCCTTAAGAGTAAAGTTTAAGTCCCTTAGCCCACCAAACAAACTATGTCTTGTCTTACAACGTCTCACCAATGAGACTTAGAGGGAATCCGAACTAGGGAAGTATTCAGAGGTCTGTAAGATTGTTCGGCTCAACGGGCTAGTCTCTACTTGCGTTGCCTAAATTGGTCTAGGCAAGCCCCGTCTCTTTTAGGGTGGGGTTAGTGACCAGTTAGCTGGACATAGAAAATATCTAAGTCGTTGAATTTGCCGATAGCTTTTCCTTCCTTAATCCACCGTCTGGCCCGACTGGGTTTGGTGGGCATTAACGGCTTTCCGTCTTTTGAGATAACAGGAACTCTTGCCATGGAGATAATCCTTAAGAGTAAAGTTAAAGTCCCTTTCCGCAACACAATCAAGATGTCTTGTCTAACAACGTCTCACCAATGAGACTTAGAGGGAATCCGAACTAGGGAAGTATTCGGAAGTCTGTGCCAGATTGTGTCTCGATGCGGTAGTCTCTACTTGCGTCGCCTAAATTGGTCTAGGCAAGCCCTACCCTAAAAAGGACGGGGTTAGTGACACTCCAGATATAGGGTAGGGCTACAGACAATCCCAGAGATAGAGTAGGGTTAATGACCATTATCAGCCCTGTCCTTTTAGGGTAGAGTTAGTGACAGATCTTGCTCCTGTCTTTTTAGGGCGGGGTTAGTGACATTTACTCCTGTCGCCCTAAGGCGGGATTAGTGACTAAGTCTGAATTTCGAAGCTTTCGGGATCTATGCCTTTATTGAATTCGATTACAGCTTCGCGGGCTGAGGTGTGCTTGGGATCAACACGTACTGCATGGTAGTCATTAGTGCTGGGGCAACGCATGGTTAGGATATGCGCGTCCTCGCCACCGAAGTCACCACGGATGATGTGTAACTCGTACTCATTACCGTAACCTACGTAGCTAGTAGTATTATAGGTGCTGATGATCTCACTATCCAGGCGCGATAGAATATTCTCGTAGCCCAGCGCCTCAATGAGAATACGGCGATGCTCAGAGTTCATGCCCTTCTCATCATCAAGTAACCATTTGGGATCCCAGGTGGAGCTATGACACTGCATGAAGGCCGGTAACGGGGTACCGTGCCATAACCACAATTCAACGCCATCAGAGAACTTAATTGCGGGCTCACCATCGCAATGAATATCGCCGTCCAGAGTATAATGTACCTTGGGCCGCTCACATACAATACATAACTCCTCATAGGTGTATACCCACGATAAGTTTTCAGCAATGAGCATGTACTTATCGTAATCCTCCATAGTCACGCCGAGTACCTCGACGCTGAAGTTAGCGAATGCAGCAAAGCTCATACGGCACTCGTAAGAGAAGTGACCATTAGCAATATAATTGCTACACTCCTTATCCTTAATAGGATCAATGGGGCCCCGCTCTGCAACGTAAGCATCGACGAGTTTCTGGAGTACAGCCTCGTTCTTAGGAGTAGCGGGCTTACGCTTAAAGAACTCCTTGATTAATGTGAGTTCAGTCTTAGTAAACTTAGTTTTAGTCTTATTACCCTTAACGATACTCTGCTCTTCCTTCTCAGCTTTATTGAGAAGAGCAATAATACTGGCCGCCATGATGGGCGAGCTAGTGAAGATAGTACGCGGACAGTCGAGATCTCCTAAGTCACAGTGTTTCTTGAGTAGGGCATATAGTTCAGTAACTGCTTGGCGGGCTAGCACTTTATCGAAGGGGCGATCCACCATACGGATCCAGCGCTCCTTGTAGGTAGGAATTAGCTTTTCATGTTCCGGAGTTAATTCAAGATAAGTCATTGAAAAATTAGGTTTGAAATCCCGCCCCTTAGCGATAGTGGAGGGCGGCTTTACATAAATTAATAAGAAACAATTAAAACGCTAGAACGACGAATTAACTGAATCTTGCTAACAGTTATCTATTCCAATTGTCTCCAACTGGTATCGCTTACAGATAGCTGTTTTTCCATTAACATAACCAAGTCTTTACTTGTCTTTTGCCCCTGTCCAAAATTTCTGCTTCCACACAGATATTTCAGCCTTTTTGATGGCAATTTCCCATTCTAAGTCGACTATTTCTCGCTCGAGTTCAACAATTTTACTATTAACTCGCTTTAAATCGGCGATAATTTCTTGTTTATTGCGTCTATCGTAGATAGTCAGTTCATCCTTTTGTAATTTCTCAAGAATAGAGTCTAGGAAAGCGGTTAAATTGGCCGAGGGATTGTCTATATTACCTAGACGCATCAATACCTGTACCGCTTTGACAACGTCTTGCTCATAAGCTTCTCTAGAGGGGTAATCTTGGGGTTTTTTGAGATTTAAATCGTCAATGATATTCATAGGAGATAATCCTTAAAAGTAAAGTTAATGTCCCTTCCCGCAACACAATCAAGATGTCTTGTCTAACAACGCTTTACCAATAAAGCTTAGAGGGAATCCGAACTAGGGAAGTATTCAGAGGTCTGTGCCAGATTATGTCTCAATGCGGTAGTCTCTACTTGCGTTGCCTAAATTGGTCTAGGTAAGCCCTACCCTAAAAAGGACGGGGTTAGTGACACTCATTCGCCAAAAAGGCCGGCACTAGGCCGGCCACGGTAGAGGTTGCGGTAATTAGTACTAGTCAGCTACAGAGCGAAAACCAGAAGGAGTATACTCTTGCTGAATACCGATCTTGTAGAGCCCCTGCTTAAAGATAATGGGACCGTGTTCTTCGTGCTGAAGACGGGCCGTACTAGCATTTACGCGGAGGTACAGAGTACCACTATCATCAATACGGAAGAGTTCAGCAGCCTTATTTTCACCGATGATTGCATTGTTGTTGCCCGTTTCAATAGGAACAACCTGATGTTTATGGCCAGTGACTTCACCGTATGCTAAGACAGTATTATCAACACGAGTAGCTTTCGATAAGTCGATGCTGTCTTCTGGAATACGTTGAATAAGTACGTCACCTTGACGAGCGAATTTACTGAAAGTAGGAATAGTAGACATTGATTATAACTCCGAGAATTTACTGACCCCACGGACTGGGGATATTGACATTAACCTAGTTTTTATTAAACCGGGTTGACTAGAAACCCGGGCTGTTACCTTACTACGGTAACATTCTCAGTGAGTAGAGCTCTAGTAGATAAACCATTAACCTCCTTCTCTAGGAGAAGTATAGATATAGTCTTATCTCCTATTATAAAGGCTCTAACAGTAAGTTGGATAGGTCCCTCCCCTCGTAGGACTGCTGTAAGATCACAGGCCCGCAGATTAATAGAGGCCTCACCAGTAATAGTGCACGGTATAGAGGCGGGCTCCCCTGCACCCTTCACTAATAGATTATTATTATTAGTGAAGTGCAGTTGTATGGCCTGCCCCACACTGGCTCCTGTACTCTGCCAATTGATAGCACCCAATAGTAATCGAGTATCAACTGTAGTTGATGCACGGAACTCAGCATCAGGTGCTCTATCGAAGTGGGGTATCTTATCTGCTTCCTTACCGGTGAGTATAGAGAGGGAGCCCCGCGCGCTATCTAATATTAGTCGACGAGGAGCGCGGCCCACTGATAAGGTGAGGGGACTCTCTAGATAAGATACTAACTGAAGCTGACGGGAGGTCAGGTTAGCAGACCAACGAGCAATTGGGTTATCAGCCCACGATACCTGTACATAGGCACTAGCCGCTACACGACGAGTAAGAGAACAGCCATCAGGCGTGATATCCAGACGTATGTAATTCTCCTTACTCTTATAGTCAGTTATAAGACGCATAGCCCCGGCTATCAGATTACTCTCTAGTATGCCCTCACTCTCTAGTACCACAGGAGTAGCAGGGGAGCCATTATAGATAGGAGTAGAGTTAGTACCATATGCACCTAGTCTATAGACTATTTTATCCTCTTCTATATCGATAACAAGCGAGGTGGGTGTACCCATACGACAAGTTAGATTAAGGAGGGGCCCGCCAGGTACTAGGATATCTGCATCATCTGCCTGCACTGGTAGTTTGAGTACTAGGCTATGAGAGCCCAGGTGATTACCACTCAGTTGCATTTGTCCTTTACTTATAGTCATACGCACACAAGATGCGTCAGCTCGCGGGCTGTCTTTATCTAGGCAGGACACTACTGCCTTTAATGCGGCTACGTACTGAGGTACATTAATTTGGGCTACCGATACTGTCATTGCCGTCGTTATCAGGATCTATATTGAATGAAGAGAAGTCCATGATATCCATATTATCACCGTCGAGGGTAATGCCCTGATTGATTAGAGCTTCTATGGCCTCTCTTCTCTTATCCTTTGCGTAGCTTTCAGTATAGCTATTGAGTACATGCACAGCACGCCACACTCGACTTAGGAACTTATCCATCTTCTCCTTATTTAACGTAGCGTAGTTAAAGGCGGCCCTGTACTCTAACACTATAGCTACATCATTTGGGTCATGTTTTATATAAGCATAGAGATAACCAAAGTCCAGCACTAGGGCCATATGGTCAGACATAACCAACATATCCACATGACTCATTGGATTAAACTGTACCCATTCGTAACGAAACTCACCTATACCGGTATCACTTACGATATCCAGATAACTCCTATCATTAATAGCTACCTGCTGGGCAAAATCATCTGTTAGTGGGAAGTTACTTAATGAAGCCTCGATGGCCTTCATGGGGTTATATAGCCCCAGTAATCGTAATATTTTATCCATTAATGTGACCAATAGCGGTGTATATTTGGCTTAGCCCGGCATGGTATATCGGAGCCCAGCACATCCTTAAGTATATAGTTACCTGCGCTCTCCATCTGATATAATGCAGCAGCGGCATAACGTTGTGCCAGCATAAACTCATCGAGCTGCTGACCAGTATAGTAGTCCTGATCCAAGATAGGTACTACTCGAGAGTTAACTACCTGCCATGCTACATAGCCCGGCACTAGTAGATTGATTTCATCGTGAGTAGCGTTGATAATACTAGCCCGCCGTTCTCCTGCATCTATAGTCTCTATAGCCTGCCTTACTCGCGGTAGTGAGATCTTCAGCATCTCACTACCTGAGCTCTGGATAACAGAATTAACTGCCTTTCGCCGCGTAGTACTTTTACCAGCTATACCCTTAGCATTATCCTCATTGACATTGATGAAGCGGCCCATAGCGCTACGAACCCATCGAGTACGGGAACATAGGCTCCCCGTAATCTCAATCCAGGTATAGAGGCCATGGAAACCTGTGAAGTACTGCTTGAGTAGACGCCCTGCCTCCTTGTCATCACAATTGAGGTCTGCTGCTAAACTACTAGCGCTACCGCCATATATCACTTTGAAGTTCATGATCTTACCCTTCTTCCGCCAGGGCGAGATGACAGGATCATCTGCACTCACAGTCCAGGGCTCGTTTACCATGCGCCGTTCTATATCCTTATTCAGGAACGTACTAGCGACTAGATGCTGATCTACCTTGGGGTCAGTATAGGTTAGACCCTCAGGCGACAGGGGGAGGGGCCGTATACCTCTATGGTACTCATCTTCGAGTACGTAAATCTCTGTAATAGCAGAATCCTTACTGAAGGCCCCCGCCAATCTTAATTCTTGACTCGAGAAGTCTACGCTTACCCATGCATAGCCTGGTGGGGCCTGCAGAGCAAAGCGACTATTCATCTTTATTTTCGTCATGCCTATATTGACTGAGGTCTATTACTCTAACCCTACCAGTATTAACATCATATAATAATGCCGTATCCTTCTCAGAGGGATAACGGTTGGCTAGTATACCGCGTAATCGTTTATTACTAATTGTCTTCAAACAAACTATCCTCCTCTATATCTACCATCAGCTCAACATTACTAATCTGCTGTGCATTGAATTTATTAGTATCTCCGCTACTAGAACTACTCATACGGCCTGTACTGGTGCCGATGGTCTGGTAACGGGCGTGGACATTACCTGTGCGCGGGTTAATAAGGGCCGCCCAGTTAGTACTAACCATCTTGGTCAGCTTCTTATATCGCAGTAGATCTGATATAACCTGAATACCCAGGTCGCGTATACCCTCCTCATTAGTGGCGCCATCCTCGTCATCCTCGCTATCTAGTTCCCGCAGCACTGTTTCTAGTGTCTTCTGCTGCAGGTTATCTAGCTCAACGGGGAGGAGCTTCTGGATACGACTCACTAAGGCAGTGGGGTTGTTCAATAGGACCGTTATCTTATCAGGTACTACTAGAGTCACCTGAGGGGCCCCCGAGTTCCAATCGACTACCTGATCTACGCTGAAGTCGAAGTGAGCACTCATACGCAGCTTATAATTATCTAGCTCTGATTGAGCTGTACTCAGAAAGTTGCCCATGACATTCATGTTAATGGGCAATCCATTCCATTCCATGCGCGCTATTTCCATAAAGGCGGCCTGGTCTATCTCTTCTACTTGGGGCATCTCATAGGTATAGAGTAATTCATTGCGTAGTAGAGTATAGGCCTCTAGCAGGAGGCTAGTGTAATTAGAATTACGAGGGGCCCCTACATCTAGAGCGGCGTACTGTAATTGAGCGGGTGTTAACTCACCTGACCAGTCACTACTAGCGAGTTCCTTATTCAAAGGAGTATCTAGTATATCACGTACTAGACTACCATAAGAATAGCCTCTAGTACGGCCCGCCTTGAATCCAGTAGCAGCGCCTATCTGCTGAAATAGCACCATAGCGCAGTATATATTATCAGGCCATACGCCCCACGTAGCTTGCGTTACTAGGGCTTCGAAGCGTGCGTTGAAACAGACCTTCCTGACACTATTATCAAGCCATATGTCCCGTATCTCAGTAGGCCAGTCTAGGGCGCGGAGATCAATCACATACGGTATTGTATTACCGGGCCAGTTAATTTGTAGCAGGCGGGCTACTAACGTATGGGGATCCAGTGCACTAGCTTGGGGCCCCCATGTTTCTACATCTGCATAGGTTTCATAGTCCATAGCGAGTAGAGGGCGGCCCCTTAGTTCTAGTAGTAGTGCATCTAGCTCCTCTCGAGTAGTGATATACTCTAGGTCAATTAGATCAGTATTAACTCTCATACACCACTCGAGCCGAAGCCGCGGGGGCCCCGCGCAGTAGCACCTAAGTCAACCTCATCTCGTACGAGATACTTAGATAAGTCCCCCATATCGGCTACCAGTTCGAATGTGAATTGGGCAATACGGGCCCCATCACCGAATAGATGAACATCGCAACTTCTATTCTCTAGTAGCACTAGGATCTCCCCTACGTATGTCTCCATATCATCGAGGCCCGGCGTATTAGCTACACTAATACCATGCTTAGCTAATCCTGAGCGGGGCTGGATACGACCAATACGCACTAGGCGACCTATACCCATCTCTACTAACTTATCCTGAGTTTCTTCAGGTAAACCAGGCGAGGTTACATAGAAGCCTGTATGGACAGGGACAGATTGACCTGGCAGCAGGACATAGAAGCCCTTCTCATCGAGTAGGCATGTTTCTAGTGCATCTTTTATATGACTATGCTCTACGAGACTCCCATTAACGAATAGATCACTCTCAGACTCTAACATTTTCTGTAGTGATAGATGCTTTAAGAGACACTCAGCTACGAACTTATGCTCTTCTGTGACGCGGGCCTTAAGATCATACCCACCATCCCGACTATTATTCTTAGTAGGGAGATAACGGTCTGCGGTAACGAATGTTTTCATAAAAAAGACCTGTCTAGACAGGTCAGGTAATAAGTAAGAATAAGGATTATATCTAGTGTGAACTATCTCGGTGTTTACCCATACCGAAAGCCCCCATGGAGCCTGCAGCGAGATCACGAAATATGTTCATTGCCATTTCGATAATCTGTGTCTGCTCTGGACTAATAGTACGATGAGTACTAAAAACAGCAAGAAATAAAGAGCATGAAGCACAACCTAATGCTAGGTAGAATGCAAGAGCAGTATCAGAAATGCGAGGCATGGTTAATAACGCGATAGGACGTGCTGAATGATACGATGACGTTGAATATCCTCTGGTTCGAAGCGTGTTATAGCTACATCATCAAGGCCCACAAATCTATGTAGCGCATCAGCTAGACCATTAGGTGCGCTAAGCTCTCCTAAATCAGCCTGTCCCAAATCGCCTATTACTACTACCTTACTGTTCTCAGCAACACGAGTTAATACTGCCTTGAGCCCATTGATAGATATGTTCTGGGCCTCATCTACTATGATTAGCGAGTTACGAAAGGAGCGGCCCCGAATGAGGCTAACTACTGTAGGAATAATATACTCATTCTCGATAGCGGCCTTAGCATCCCCCTCACTCATGAAGGTTATTAGATTATCCAGCACAGGCGCCGCGAGGGGCCATATCTTCTCTAGTAGAGAGCCCTTGAGATAACCGACATCACGCTCATCCTTAACACCAACATTAGGTCGTACGTATATAATTCTCTCTAGCCCATTCTCAGGCGCATTAATCATAGTAATAGCAGTATGAAGTGCAAGTAGCGTCTTACCGCATCCTGGCACCCCATTGGCTATGGTTATTGTATTGCGCTTGATGTTCTTAACAAATGCGCGCTGGTTTTCTGTAGCTGGGCGAATGAGAGTATGCGTACGGAAGACGGGGCCTGCGTTGTTTCTTCGCATGATAATGGTTTCAAGACAACCATTATCAAGTCATGCAGCAGGCCCCTAAGTGTAGGACTAACAACTCACGCCTACGCTCTGGAACTCACGCACTACAGGTTCTGCAACGGACACGCGATTGTGAATCATTTGCATCAGGTAGTGCTGTAAGTTATCCTCTGTGTAGGGTAGGCGTACCAGGATTTCATTGCCCAGTGAGTTAGTTAGAGTATGAACTAAGTGGATCTTATCCACTTCACGGTATCCCTCTTCGACATAACTGAAGAAGCGATATTCTGACACCTTCACCATACCGTAGTCAACCGACAGTACGTGCTGAGGCTGTACTTCCACATCGGACATAACACCCTGATCTGGGCACAGCGAAATAATCCAGTCCAGACTGCCTAGACGCAGAGGTTCGTCATTCTGTGTAACCACAGTACCAGGCGTCACTACACTATGCCACTGGCCATTATTATTCCAGGACGCGCGCTTATAAAGCACGATGTTACCGTCATAGGTAAGGGCTACCTCCTTACTAGCCACTAGATGTTGTAGATCTGCGGTAATCTTCTGGTCGACTGATTGCAACTTAGTCAGAAAATTAAGGATAGGGGTATAGTCGTACCCCTGGTCAATGAGCTGACTAAGGCGTTGACTCATACTTGGTGTTAGACGCATATTCTTGTAGTAATACGCGTTATTTCGCCACGTAACACTATAATCAGTAGCGCTTTGTAGTGGGTGGCTATCAAATTCAAAGTCAATATTGCGCGCTAGTGCATCAGATAACTGATTAAAGAGTGTCGGATAGGTGGGTTTGTCGACAGTAATAACGCTATCCCCATCGAAAAAGGATAGGCTATTACTCAACTGGACATAATTAAACATTAGGAATCTCCACTTAGTTTATATTGAGTTAGGCAACAACTTGGTCCAACGGACTAGGCCCTCCCAAGCTATTGCCCTGCACCTTGTAGTAAGCACTAATTAAGGGCATTATAGTATTAGTATCTACTACTTGGCTTTTAGTGTACTCTAGAAATGCACAGGCATCATAATAATCACCTAGTAGGTATTTAAGCCATACTATACATCTATTACTGCCAGCAGATTCATAAAGTCTCTTTCTTACATCACCATCTGCAGCTATTAAGCCATTGTCTATTAAATGCTGCATAAACATCCAGTAGCCATCATCTATTAGAGCCCGGACATTCTTATTGAAGTGTTCAGGATAGGGATAGGTTCTTATAAATGTCTGGATATCAGATAGTGGCCAAGCAGTAGTGCGCGATAGATATAGGTTATCAGCCCCATATTTTGCAGCTAGTTCATCGTGTTTATCCCTAGCCCACGTGTCTATATCGCGCCACTCGGGATAATGAACAGCAATAATCTCAGCCTGTCTAGGTGTCAGATAATATAGATTACTACTATCATCAGCATAATTCCAGTAAGTATATACACCACAATGCGTACAACTAGCACAATACACTGCCTTAGTTGGCAGATCACGATAGTCGACTACAGACAGGTGATTGTATATATCCTTAGCATAACGGGAGATATACGATTTATTAACTATGCGAATACCGCGCAGGTCGCTTACTCGTAAAGAATCGACTTTCTGTCCCTCTTGCTCCTGATCCTGATCCTGATCCTGCTTTCTCAGCTTTAAAGGTTTGATAGGTTTAATTAGGCCTGTTACACTCTGGAAGAAGCGTATATAGGGCCACGTGGTGTGAGCCCGCTCCTCTAAGTCTGTATTAGATAATATATCAGCCCAATCCTCACACTCAGTTACGTCTATCCATAAGATAGGTGTATAATTTGGTATACCAGTAGTAGCGCGAATACTTCTAGCATTATAGTGCCCGCGAGTTACAACTACTGCTACCCTTTGTATGTCTTCCAAGGTAATGCTATACGCCATACTTTCTATAACATTATCTGTTTTACATACAACACAAGTATTAGCATTTAGGCTTCCTGGCACTCGCGAATTATAACGGCGTATATTACGAAGCACACGATACGTATTATACCATTTCCCTTCGTTCATGTCTTCAGAACAGCCTATTAACCGCAGATTTCTACTACTCTTTACTATAAGGTGAATAGGTAATATAGTATTATCAACTGGCCCTGCTGGTTCATCCATAACGTTAATTTTAGTATTACAGTAGCGTGTACCTCTCCATGTAAAGTACTTATCACCCAGATACCACTTGTTTATGACACCAGTTGCTTTGGTTAACGAATCGCACGCCTCTATTTCTGCCTGTCTTCTGTCAACTAGATCTTTGATAGCGTTAAGAGATAACTCCTTCAGCTTCTCAATATTAGACTCTGACCACGCGAGGGTCTCGCGTTGTGGGGGCAGCTCCAGATAACCTATGGGTACTGGAATGATGACAGAATCAACAACATTATATGTCTGCTCCCAATTAGGATCTGTATTGTAGAGATTTATGGAGTACCCCTGTTCCTTTAGATAGGTAATAATAGTATCAAATACCTTACTATCTGAAATAGTGTAAGGTATACCGCCGATAGTAAAGCACAGCAGTGTGTATTTACGTTTACAAAAGGCCTTACTAATAAAGGGGCCGGGCGCGCCATATTCGTAGTCATAATCATTACGGTAATCCAATAGGCGACGAGTAGTCTCACCTCCCGTATCCTCAGGATTATAGATATTAGTAACGGCGCGGGACCACATTACTATACTCATAACCTCATTATAACACTGACGACGGTTGTGTTGTTCTACGATAGGAATGGCCACACGCGTGCCACTGCTGTCATTGGAGGGCCGACTATTTAATAGGGCAGCAGTAGGCATGCCATTATTAAGAGAACAGGCATAGATATACTCTATACCATTATGGATAGTCGTGACTGTAAATTGACTAGCGATAGCATAGGGGCTCTTGCTACCCAGGCCGTATCCGCCGCACTGAATATTATCACCTCGCTTAGTGCTAGTCATAAATGTAAAGAAACCCGGCGCACGTTCAGGACTAATACCGATGCCATAATCACGAATGATGAGCTGGTTAGACTGCGGCTCTAAAGAACTTATAGCTGGTAATGTAATGTCAACGGGATGATTAGGGCGCCCCGCCTCGACATTAGCATCGACAGCATTAGTGAATATCTCACGTATGACAGCCGTTAGCTTATTAGTATACATGCGGGAGGTCAATACCTCCATTAGGAGGCGCACACCTACCTCATCGGTAGGGAGCTGATAATTAACTAGACTCACATTAGTGTTAACAGTGTCTAGATTCTTACATAATTCCATACAATAAAGCCCCTCTAACGGAGGGGCGGTGTAGTTAATTAATTGTTGTGTTTAGATAGAATCCCAACCGTCTACTACCTTAGCGGGGTTACGGTATATAACACCACTCTCAAAGAAGTTATCTCGAGTGATGGAGTCTTCACCAGTAGTAGCGGCGAATCTATCAAGGTGGGCGTAGGGATTGCGGCTATACTGGCGCCCCTCAAATACAATAGGTAAGCCTATTGCGCGGGCTCTAATATTACATAGATACTTAGCATATTGTTCAATAGTAGTAGCACTAATACCATTCACACCAAGTCCAATATGGAGGCCCCATTCAATCTCATACTCAGCGGCCTTACGGAATAGATCCATAATCTCATCCGTATCCCACATGAGTGTACCCTCAGCTAGGCCGGTACGAATTATATTAGCGATTAATTTAAGGTGGGTCTGTTCATCACGCTCGATGAGCTTAATGATATCAGCTGTAGCGGACATATAGCGCTCATTAGCTATAGCGTAGAATAAGCGGAAGCCCGGAAAGAAGTATATACCCTCTAGTAAGAAATCAGCAACTATACTAATAGTATAATTCTCCATAGTCATATCATGAATATACCTATCATAGAGACTCTGGATATACTCACAGCGCCTCAATAACACAGAATCCTCCCGCCATAACTCGTAGATATAATCTCGCTTATCCGTGGGGATTACAGTCTCGATAATATATGCGTATGACTGAGAGTGTACCTGTTCCTGTGATAACTGCTCGCCCATACATATACTAACCTCAGGTGCAGTAATAACAGGCATAAGTAGCGGTAACACGCGGGTCTGTAGACTATCCAAGAAAGTGAGATAGGATAACATACCATCGAAGGCCCGCCTCATATTAGGGGGCATCGTGACATAGTTATTAATATCAGGCGTGAGATCAGTAGCTTGAGGAATCCATATATTGGCCCTCATCTCTGTAAAGAGATGGCTGGCCCATTTGTATTTGACATCCTTTAGATTAATGATATTAGTGGGGTTACCACCAAATAATCTACGCTTCTGGGGGCTATCGTCACCATTGGGATTAAAGATAGGGGGGAGATGTACTTGCATTAATTTAACGTGGCTTAACCACGAATTGATATGGCTCGGGCCCCTCTGCTTTCAACAATACGTGACTGCTAGGTACGGTAGTATTGGCAGTAGAGCACAGTATATGAAGAGTATCAGCAGTTAGAGGTAACGAGGCACGTCTCTCAATTAATAAACTCTGGAGGGGTACTTCTAGTAGGAAATCTTCTATCTCTTCTAGAGTGGCATAACGCTGCTGATCTATAAAATATAGATCATATATTAAGAATATACCACTATATCTACCCCATACTACTAGATCTCCGCCCCATGCGCGCATACACGCTGATATAGTCGTGGTGTCATAATCAATACTTACGGGGCCAGAACCAAATACACCATCTATAACGTATAGAGCGCAGTCTTGACCGAGGGGTAACTCATACCAACTATACATACCCAGGGCCCGCGCTTTGCTATAATCACTGCACTCGGTAAGGCGCGGGGCAGGTATAATAGCAGGCAGAGCCGTAGTAAGATAATCAATAGCTAGTTCCTGACTGACATCGTCTCCTAGTTGATAATTAGTGAAATTAGGAGGGGTCTGTAATATTAACCCCTGACTAGTATGGCCATTGTAACTACGTATCTTAACTCTATAGCCAGCTTTATAGGGCCCTAGCCCATTCCGTAGAATAGAGCCAGGGGCCACATAAATACATAGACTACCGACTGCAAACAGTCCGCGTTGCACTATTACCTGGCGATGTTTAATTATAGCCAGCTCTATTGTATTGCCGAGAGGGCGGAGGGCACGGATCTCATCAATATAAGCGTGCATCTTGGGGTGCTTTAGGTTCTACATTCGTGATTAAGCTCAACTCCTCTTTGAACTCAGCGGCTAGTTCTTGAAGCTCATCATCGAGCTCCTCCTCCTCCTCGTCGTCATAATCAGGTAACTCGAGTACCCAAGTAGTAGCAAGGCCCATTAACTTAGTAAACTTAGCATAGGCCTTCTGCCCATCCGGGTCACCTACTGTACGAGGGAGGGCCTTATAGACTAAGCTCCGGAGAGCCTGAAAGTCATCTCGACTGAGGATATTAAACTCGAAATCGGGGGCCTCTGGTAACTCAATAGTTAGTAGAATATCACGCAATAGAGCTAACTGAAGGGGCACATTACGGCGGGTACTATGTACAACATCTAGTAGAGTCTTACGCTCTAGTCTGTCATAGAAGGCTTTAGTAGCTAGCTCAGGTGTCTTATCCCCGGCTGCTACTGAGTTAATGAGAGTAGTGACATAACAATTGTCTTCTGCACCGAGTAGACTGATAGCGACATCAGTAGTGACTACCTTACCGGCGACCATATTAAAGACGTTACGTACGAGTTGATTATCCATATATCTCCAGATAGTGACAAAAAGGGGCGGCTCTCGCCACCCCAAGTAGGTGTTAGTGATTAGGTGGGGTCGTTGACTCTAGACCCCAATTCTTCTTGATGATAGCCTTGTATAGATTATCTCTAATCATTGCTTGCCTCATCATATCCTTGAGCATATGGCGAGTCTGCTCTAGCGACATCTTATCAATAGTATCTGCCGTAGCGCGCAGCCGTAATTCTTGCTCAAGTGTTAGTGAATTTGTATCCTTCGTATCCATTGGTACTTCTCCTAGTTTAACTAGCGCAGGATTGGCACTCATTCTTCTCAGTTACCTTATCCTGCCATATACTCCGCACGTAATATAATGTCTTGAGGCCCTCACGCCACGCCTGCAGATAGACATCATTTAGATCCTTAGCAGTGGTTACGTAGTCGAGGCCATAGGCATGTTCATTGAAGTTGAATAACAACTCAGTGCTGAGACCAGTATCTATCCATTTCTGAATAACTGCTGCAGCAGAGACTACGACACTGGGATGAGTATAGCGGCTCTCTTGATAAAAGTGAAATGCTTCCTTGATATAGAGTGGGACAATGGTATTAATGCCCGCCCCATTCTTATCAATGGTAAGACGAGAGAAGACAGGTAAGAAGGAGGCTGTGGTGCCCTGTACCAACGAGGTGCTGGAGTTAGGAGCAGTAGCCAGGATGTGAGAATTACGAATACCCGATACGATTATACGCTCCATAAGGGCATACCATCTCTCGGGGTCGGTGCTATTATTGCTGACCCACTCCTTATCACGACCGCCTAGGATAAGACCCTTACTCCACTCACTACCAGGGAATGCAGGATAGGCCCCGCGCTCCTCTGCTAGTTCTACACTAGCCTGAGTAGTATAGAAGCAGATGTCTTCGAATAGTTTCTCTATGACATCGAGATCCTGATACTTAAGGTGTCTAATAGCTAACCAGTCAGCCAGTCCCATGACACCTACACCTATGGTACGATAGCGGTTTACATGAGCGCGAGCCTCATAAGTAGGGCTAGTAGTAAGATCACATGCGGCATCTAATAGACGAACAGCCATACGGCTGACATCAGCCATCTCATCGTCAGTAATACGAGGTAATACTAACGACAGAAGCATACAGCAATGTGAGTAGCTGCTATTGAATAAACTATATGACTCAACGCATAGGTTTACTCCACCGATAATACCCTCATGCTTATTAGGGTTAAGCGCATTAATGCGGTCTTTAAAAGCCACATAAGGAGTACCTGTCTCAAGTAGGAGCATCAGCATCTTCTTCCATATAGCCTTAGCGCTGACCTTTTTAACTACGTCGAGCGGAGGAGCGGAGGAGTTGATATACGTTTCGATGACGTGATAGGCATTGGTAAATTCATCGCCGTACATATCAGCTAATTGATATCCAAATACATTCTTGATTTCAGTAGGGCACACTAGGTACCAGTCCTCATCGAGAATTACTCGACGCATGAACTCATCAGAGATAATGAATTGCAGCAGGATATCACGAGCCTTCGTATGTTCACTACCAGCATCACCCCGCAGGTCCATGTACTCAAGGAGGTCAGCATGCCATACGTCTATACCTACGGTACAGGCCCCTGCGCGTACACCGCGTTGATTAGTAGCGACGATGGTAGCATTGATAATCTTAATCCAAGGGCATACACCGCCACTGGCGCCCTTCTTCTTACGAATACGACTACCGCGGGCCCGCACCTTACTAATGCGTACGCCTACCCCACCGCCATTAGCACTCATTGCTGCTAGCTGAGAGATATTATCGAAGATACTCTCGCGACTATCATCGATATCGATTATATGACAACTACTGAGGCTACCATCGGCCTGACGCAGATTACTCATAAGAGGAGTGGCCAGGCTGATCTTACCGAGGCTGAGTAGGTCATAGGTCTTATGAGCAAAGGTCATGCGCTCGTGGGCGGGCTCCAGCATACTGAGTAGTAGTGCTTGTGTTAGCCACATCTCCTGTAGTAACTCACCCTCTAGGAGATAACGCGAGACGAGAAGATCAGCGCCGCTTATATCAAAGCGCATATCGCGCTCTGGGTCTATCCAGGTGCCGGCTTCAGCAATGTCATTAGTACTATACAAGTCTAAGAAGTTCTTTATTAGGTCTCCTTCATAGAAGCCCTCAGACCTCAGGTACTCGAAGGCCACTGGATAATTACCATAGAGATAGCCGCGGCGGGCCTTAACCTTACGCCGCCAATCCCACATACGAAGGCGACCACTGACCTTCAGCCAATCAGGGTAATGCAAATCGGCTAATTCAGCTGCTGATCTAATCAGACCATTCTGTATCGCTTCTGTAGTGATATCATCATTAAAGCGACGACTAAGTCGCCGAGATAACTTATAGGGATCTACCTCTAGGCCCTCGCAGGCCCAGTTAATTACCTCGATAGCGCGATTGGGATCATACGGGCTTACTCTACCATCTGTGTGTATAACGTTGATTTGCATATTATTGTTGCTGGCTGTTTCTTATGCTATTTAATAGATCGAGCCGTTCTTGCTCTTCTGCAAACTCCTCAGTAGACAGATCTACCTCTCTACGGAACTCTTCCTCTAGTGTGCTATCTACGATAGTTAGTCGTCCATCAAATAGAGCTGGAGCACCAGTAGGAGTATAATTATTGTTAATCCCCATACTAACATCACTGCCCATATCACTATGCCCATCAGTATGACGCGGGACACTATAGAAAATGTCATTCCTAGATTGCTGGGGCATATAACCCGCATCCTTAAGATGCTTACTCATATACTCATTGATAACTTGCAGAGCCTGCTTGAGACTAGCTATACTACTTGTCAACTCTGATAGCGTCATATTCGCTAATTGTGCCTTATTCGGTGGTGTCACCTTATACTGAGGTTGTGTTGTCTTGTTTGTCATACATGCTCGTCGTTAATTGTTTCTTCGGTGTCATCACCTGCTGCGTTGTCTTGGTACTCCGACAACTGACTGTAAATAGAATCTAGCATACTCTGGTTAATACCAGCACGAACTGCTGCTAGGCCCTGAAACTTAGTACCATCAGGTAGGGTATAGAAGGCCCCACTACGAGTAACTATACCAGTCTTAACAGCCTGACGTACAATGTCGCCCACTAGATCCACGCCCGCCAGCAGGTTCCCATTGGGGCCTGTATAGGGTAATAGTAAATCTAACTCTGCCTCACGAAAGGGGATAGCTACTCTATTCTTAGTGTTCTTGACTGTAATAGTCATACCAGTTATAACGCCCCGCTGTTTAAGGGGATCTCCTCGTCCTAGCCGTAGTTGTATAGCAGCATTATAGGCCAGGGCCTTACCACCAGTGGAGCCGACGGGGGCCCCATAACTACCTACCTTAGTGCGATACTGATTAATCAACACTACGGTAGCACCAGTCTTATTAGCAGCATTAACTACTTGAGGTAACTTCTTACTAAGCAGACGGGCCAATTGAGCAACAGTAGCATCAGCAGAGCCCTTCTCCATCTCAACAGCGGATATCATATTCGCTACTGAATCAATAACGACTATTTTGACTAGACCACTGTTTAATAGAGTAATAAGACTATCCATACCCTCCTCCCCTGTATCGGGGCGGAACATGGCTATCCGATCCATATCCATACCCATCATCCTGGCATAACCAACCTCGAATGACTTCTCGTGATCTAACCACGCTGCCCAGTATCCCTTAGCCTGTAATAGACTAACGCACTGTTTCATAAGTGTGGTCTTACCTACACTAGTCTCACCTGCAATCTCTACTATTTTACCTGCGGGCCACCCACCTCCTAATACATAGTCCAATGAGAATATACCACTGGGTATAAAAGTAGTAGGCTCGATAGAACTAGTAGAGCCGAGGCCCCCCATGTAATTAAGGCACTTTGCTCTAAGCTCAGTATCTAGCTTTCGAGCAAGCTTAAGTTGCTCTGAGATTTCATTCTTAGCCATATTTATATCTCAATAAATTAACACTCCGCTCACGCGCGCTGCAAGACTAATCGTATAGCCAGAGAACGCGCGGGGCTCTATTTCTAATTGTGGGCCTCTACCGTATCTGCAAATAACATAGCATCAAGTGCACGTATCATTGTATATTTATGCGGCGTGAGTAAACCTGACATAACTATAGTAACCAGAAGTATTATAATAGTCTCAAGATAAATACAAGGGCGACGCCGATACCTAGATAAGCTAATGGTTTTATAAATAGGCACGACGTCAGATAATACCATGTCCCCTACCACCATGTCTTCTATGCGGCGCAGGAACAGGGCAAGGTTATTCGTCTTATCTATCTTCTGTATATGGATAAGCCTATATACGGCGGGCAAGGATATAATAGGTATATCCCTTGCACCATTAGTATCAGTAATAGTAAAGGTAGCGCACTCCTTAGGATTTAGCGCCTCTGTGCTACGGAGGCCTAATACATTGAGTATGTCGTCCTTTACAAACCAGGGTTGCTTACATTTGATAATTACCCGTATCACGGTACTATTAAAGATGTAAGTTCTTATGTTAGGCATGGTTTATTAGATTACAGGCTATGGAGTGAAGAGCCTATCATTAACCATTATTCTTTATGTGGTCTAATAGAGCCATAATTAGCCTAAGTAGTAAGCTTTGGTTTTATCCATAACGTCGATCCATCAGATGTCCAGCATAGAATCGCAAGCTCAGGCCACTTCATCTGCAGAGCTCGGAGCTCTGCAGATGAGAATACTGACTCCTGCCCTTCGTATCCAAGGATTTCATCTAAAGGCTTAACCTGATTGTTACTGATATCATTGTTGTAAGCTAATGTGTGGGTTTTATTATCCATGCCGCGGATAGATAGCAACCACTTCTCGAAATCATCCGTAGGGCAATTATTATCCTCTAGAATTACAGCTAGATCATCTGCTGATACCCACAGTCTATCTGACTCCATGAGCTTTGAGTAAATACTACAATTGAGTACCTCCCCTAAGGACACAGCGTCTATATACACATTACTGTTATCAGCTAGTCCGTATACAACCCTGTCATTATAAATTGCCTTTAATTCTTCCTTGACATCCTCACCGCCGTAAACGGACGGTGATTCCCAAACCTCACGATTTAGGTTTCTGCTTCTTTCCCTTGCGGGGTTCCGCACCTGCCTTAACAGATTTACTCTGTTCTGGTCTTATGGTCGCTCCACAGACTGACACCGCAAGCCCTGCGGCCAAAATATTTTTACTGGCGTTAATATCTCGGTCATGGTGTGTCCCACAGTTCGGACAGTCCCACTCTCGAACATTTAACGGCAGCTCTTTCACAATATACCCACAATTACTGCACCGTTTAGAACTGGGAAACCATCTATCTATTTCGATGTAATTTCT